ATGCCAGATCGGGAAGCCCTTGACTCGCTTCATGATGATCTTCCCGATGCTTGTGCCTGTCTTGAATATTTGCATTTCATACCTCCTCGATGAGATAACGGGTCCTGAGGATTCCGTGCCTTGTTATCCCGTCGATATCCATTATGACTTCGTTCGTGTCGAGTTCGTCCAGCACCGCTCGGAAATTCGGGGACAGGTCGAGCGCGTTTTTCGTGAGCGCTTGCAAAATCGCATCGCTCATTTCAAGTACTTCTTTTTTTCCTCGATATTGTGACCAAATATGTTTCGTTGAAAACACTTCTTGTCCGGGTTCGAATTTGTCCGACCAATCATTCGCGATCATCTCACCCATTGTGACATAAGGAAATTCAGCTTGCTGCGGCAAATCATCGTAAACCGTATAGCTGGTCTCTGCTTCGATCCTTGCGATCTCTGCGTCGTGGAGTGTGAGGAAAGGCGATTTCATCTTTTTAATATCCTATCTATTTTCTTCCAGAATTTCTCTTTTATCTTCAACCACGCCGGGAACAAATACGGCTTCGCCGGCAATCCTCTTTCAGATATCGCTTTTGCTATCGGCCACGCAGAGTCAATGCCATGCCGTCGCGCCCATCCTTCGAGCGCATCGAGCGGAGGAAAATGCGGCTTCGTTCCGAATTCGACATAAATCCCATGTGCTGCAGTCGGGCCAACTTCAGCGATCATCTTATCAATCGAAAGGTCGACTATTATTGAATTGGCCAGGAAGCCCAAATCCCACGATCGATTTGCCTTGAGCCTGTCCTTTGCAGCTTGCTGAACATCAATCCCGGAAGCGTACACTTCGCCGATGACTTTTCTTTTTTTTTCCGTGCTCAACCGCTGCAGGGCCCTCATGATCGCCTTGTCACCTTTCGTCTTTACAGTGATTTTCATTTCTTTTCTCTGCAAAAAATTTCAAGTTCCTCGCGTCTTTCTTTTTTATCGAGGATCGATTCGATCTCAAAATATCTATCTCTGTGTTTGATCCTCATTTTTACTGTGATATCCGTTCGATATCTTATCTTCACGCGATGCGTGATTTCCGCTTTGATCTGATGCGCTTGGAAAAATTCACGCCCTGAGAGCGGTTGTACGCCCGCCCAGACGCTTATCACGTCCTGCCAGGCAATCGTGAACCCTTTCGATCCGTCGGCCGTCTTAACCTCTTTCTGAAAGGTTATCCGCTGCCGCATGTCGCCGATTTTCATTGTCAAAAAGTCCAGATTTTATACGGGGCAAAAATGATCTTCGCTTCTTCAAGCGCGTGTACCCGGGCTTTCACGGCTCCTTCGCCTCCTCTGTTTTCGTACATGTGAGCGATCAAAACATATATCCCCTGTTTCAATCCTTCCGGAACGTCTGATCCTGCATCGCCGTAGCCCGCTTTAAATTCAATTATGAACGATGCGAAGCCGCGATGGACGGGCCAATTATAACCTTCCCGGAGCATCACCCGCCCGGAAGAACCGCTTGAAAAATCGACGTCATATCGTTCTATAGCCGCGAGCGAGAATACTTCCACCCTGTCGGCTTGAGCGGCGGTGTGTGTACTCGCCAGGCTCGCCGTCATCGTCAATGAGACGTCGTCTTGAATGCTGAGGATCGTCAGTTCTTCTTCTCGAGCGCCACGCCGATTTACTATGACTGTGTCGTCGACCGAAAATCCTTTCGTGGATGATACGTACAACAACGCTTGACCGGAAGCCGATTCCTGATCAACTGTGTCTTGAACGCCGCTGAGCGCTTTGATCGATTCTATGCTCTGCAGCGGTGGTTTTGGAATTCTTATTTCTGCCGGCACAGAATCAAGATACATCTGCCAGGTCTGCGTTATGAATCCCCGTTTCGTTTCGCTCTCAGCCAGCCGCCGGGCCGTTTCGATGAGCGCTGTGATCAGCGTGTTGTCATCAGATCCATCGATCTTCAAATGCAGCTTTGCTTCAGTCAGGCTTATCGGCTCCACGGAAGGAGCAGTTTTCAAATTCAAACGCATTTCATTCGGTCTCGGGTTCGTCTTTCACTTCAGGAGGATCAGGAAGGCTCTTGTCTTCAACGGCTGCGCCGGAATTCAACCAGGTCCTGGCCGAATCTTCCGGAACGTCTTCCGGAACTCGAAGCACATCGCCAGGTGAAAATGATCGCTTCGAATTCGCGCCTAAGAAGTTAATCCTGATGCGCTTCGGAACTGGCGTCAGCTTTACTTCTTTGGTCTTTTTTTCAACCGCGGCTTTCTTCCGGGCCGCTGCCCTTTTTTCTTTTCTCGATGCCATAGTCTTCTCCTTTAAATCTTGAGATTAAAGAGGGAGGGCCGAAACCCTCCCCCTTATTATTAGCTTCAAAATCACTACTAGAGCGTGCCTACGCTGCGTTCTCGTTAGGGTGATAGCTGGAGCATATAGAACTGATCTCCGCCCGACTCTCCGCCTCCTGCGGCATTCGTCCAAGCCTCTGTATTGGTGATGACAAATCCTGCTCTCTGCTTGTGGGCTTGACCTGCTGTTTCCACTTGAGTCACTCCGGCCTGAAGCGATCCATCCGAAGTGTAATAAACCGATCTGTCGTTCGAGGTTCTTCCTATCGCGCTTCCGTTTAACTGTCCGAAACACGGCCCCCAGGTCTGTCCCCAGAAATAATAATCAACGGTAACTGAAAGCAAAGGCTGACAGATGACGCTCATTTTGCCAGAGTGCTCATGCTTACAAACCTTGTAGGGATTTACCCAGGCGGTGTTCCACATGCTTGCAGCCATGCGTGTTTTCAGCGCTTCGTACAGAGTCAGGTTCACAAATCCACCGGTGATGGAAGTGATTCGTCCAACTTCCGTCGCGACTGCGCTGCTCTTGATCCGATACATTTGCATCGGTGAGCTTTGAATCCAGACATAGCCTTCATCCCAATAGCCCGCGACTTTCTCGGCTGTATAATCTGGCCCGTTCGAATTCATGGGGATCGTGATGACTTTATCTCCTACAGCATAAACTACGGCATCGCCTTCACCTTCTCGGGGCATGACATCAGCCCGCCCGCCTAACAGTGGATCCAGCGCTTCTTTCGCCCGGCAATAACGGAATACCCGATCATCCATAACCATCCGACAACCGATAGTGTAATTCGGCGTTGAACTTTCTTCATGAACGTCCTGTCGTTTTCCTCCCGCTGTTTGACGGCCGCCAGATATGATTTGCTCAGCGCCGATGCCGTCCTTATTCCTTGATGCGTGAAATAGTGGTCTCATTTTATATCATTTCCTCCTTGCCTAAGCGGCTTCCTTGAGCACACGAATCGCATCCGCGCGGATAACGCCGCCTGTGACTCTTGCGCTTGCCAATAATCCGACCAATCCGGCGATTGCCCAAAGTTCGAACAGTCTCTGAATTGTCATTCCTTGCCGATCGATGATCCTGTAGCCAGCTTGGATGTCGCCGAAAATAGCGATATCGCATTCATCAGATGAGCCGATCGCGGGGATATCTTCTTGTGCGTGGACTGGATAACCAGCAAAAGTTGAAGGCTGTCCGGCTTGGACGTTAGGCTGCCAGAGATATAATTTCTCTGAACCTGCGCTTTTCAATTTCCGCATAGCGAGTTCTGTGGTCGACGGAACCATCAATTTTCCGTTTCTCCGGTATTGAGCAGGAACGGCATAGATCAAATCCAGGAAGTCATCAACAACGATCACGTCAGCCGTTGCGCCGGTCACTCGGGTGATGGTACTTCCATCCAGCATTCCTTCCGGTTGCCGGTTGCTGTGGCCTGTGCCGTTTACAAAACCGGTCTCTTCCATTCGTGCTCTTGCTCTGCCGAAACTGTCAACAAAAAGAGCTTCAAGTGCAACGTCTGTGTCAGCGAGTTCGTCTTTTCCGATCCGTGCCAAGCCTTCAAGGTCTTCGGGATATTGATAAGCTTTACTTGGAGTCACTTCTGTTTCGTCAGGCTCGTCGCCTAATTCCAATTTGCCCCAACCCATTGTGACTTCAGTCATGCTTCTGCGAAGGATTCTTTCCCGGATGATGGTGCGTTGCGCTGCAAAACCGCGAATGATATTCAGGTTAGGCAATGCACGATAGATTTCAGACTCGAGTTCTTCCGGAAGAAGGATCTGACCAGCCGTATTCGATACGAGAGCTTTCCGCTCCATATCATATTTCTCAGCTGCATCATCGAGCGATAATTCCCCACCTCGAGCGCTGCGCATGTACTTCATCCAGGCTGCCTTATATTCCAGTTGCCCGGGCTTGACTTCCGTTTTCAATGCCTCGGGTGTTTCGATGGGTGGCCGGGCCATCTTGGTTTCGATCTCATCGACGCGCGTTTGCAGTTTCTTCTCAGTATCGAGGCTTTTTGCCTCAAAGGTCTTGAAGTCGGATTCGGTCATTTTCCCCGCTAAGAATTCATCATACTTTGTCCTCTGATCCGAAATGAGAGTGTTGATCTTCGTGATGTCTGCTTTCGCTTCGAGCGCTAAAGCTGTTTTGGCTTTTTCAATGAACTCGGTCAGCAATGCTTTTTTTTCGTCTTCGGTAATTTCCAAATTAATTTCTCCTTATTTTGAATTTTCGAGGGCTTTGATAGTCTCATCAAACAAGTGCTCGTGCGGCTTGTCTGTGCCTTTCGGCTTCTCCAACACCTCGAGGATTGAAGAGAATAAACCTTTCTCAGTATCCGGAGTGTCTTTCGACGGCTCCGCATTTTCAAGAAGGGTCGCCAACGCTTCCTCAGCGTTATTTATATGTTTTAATTCGACGGCCGTTATCACTTGACCGCCCTTCATTTCATCAAGATATTCGAGTATTCCTTCCAATGATTTCGAGGCCGCTTCGAACCTTTCATACGTCACGTTGTTATCCTTCAACCAGCCCTTCGCTTTGACGGCCGTGAAATTCGTTGTCGGGAATCTTATCGATTGCGGGATCGGTGGATCCGACGCCTCAGCTGATCCCTTGAGCTTGCCCCAGATTATGGATATCGTTGCCGGAATCTTTACTTTTCCGAAGATCGTTCCGTCGCTTTTCCGCCTGAATGAATTGTCGTCGAACAGGGTCGGACTTTTCAGCCTTGCGCTGTGTTCATTCGGGAACGGTTTCTCATCGCTCCATTGTTTGACGCTTGAAATTATCGCTATAGGATGCGCGCCGAACGTCACCGGGGATATCTCAAAAAGCTTGACCTCTTTCAATCTCCTTCTAGCGCCTTCCCAGACGTCTTTGACTGTCTTGAATCCGAACGACAATCCCCTGATCGCTTTCTGTTTCATTAATGCGTGCTTTTCCCTGGCTGCCTGGACTTCCAAATTGAGCTCACCTGTCACCTTCAATCCTTTGTTGTCGATTTGCAACGTCGCTATTCCTATCGGTTGTCGCGGATCATGATACCAAAGCAGGGGATAAGGTTTGCCCTCTTTCACTGTTTTATCAAATGCACCTCGTTCGATCGTTTCGCCCAGTGCGTCGACCGTGCCGAAAATGGCCGCGTATCCTTCGAACGTTCCTTCCGCGGTGATCGCTTTGATTTCAAACGGATATGTCTTTTCTTCTAGGTGATCCATGATTATCTCCTTTTTTTACTCGGAATAATTCTGGTGATTTTTAAACTTTTGATTTGTTTCTGTTTAGCCTTTTCTCCTGAATCTGTTATTGCTGCAATAATTGTTTTGAATTTCTTCTTTGTCATTGTGCCATCTTCATATTTTATTGTTTGCATTTTTACCTCCTCACTCTATAACCGACAGCACACTCATCGTTCGGATGCGTCGTCGGATGATCATCGCCGCTAGGAAATGCGGCGTCAAGTCCTATGTATCCGGCCGCCTCGTTATCGAGACAGATATCACAAGGGTTTATCCCGCCGGCCATCCATGCCTTTTCCGGCGTTCCTGGAATCCAGCCTTCAGCGGTCGCTTGACGCATCGCGTTCATCTGACCGAAATTATAAGAATTTGAAATCTCCGTCCTGGCGATTCTCAATGCCCGGTTCTTGTGCAGAAATGCCGCATATCGCGCGACTTGTCTATTGATGATATCCGCAGATACGCCTTCTTCTGTAAGCGCAGCCATGAATCGCGACACCGCCATCGTTTCTTTCTGTGTCAATCCGACCATAGGTTTGATGCGTTGTTGTAATACGTAAGGGCTCGTCACTTGCATGGCGATCTGATTCTGCAGCAATGCGTGTGTCGAATTCATCTGTGCGGTTGTGAGGTCGACGATCAGCGATCCGCCTTCATTGTCGACCCAGGCTTTCACGCGCGTCATCGTCGAGTCGAAATCGAACTGTTTGCGCTGCAATCGGTTTATTTTATCCGCGATGTCTTCACCTCCGACGGAAAGGCTTTTTATCCATTCCTGAGTTATCGTATCGCGCACGAATTCCCTGATCATACGTTCCCAGGGTTCCTTCCATTCTGCCGGAACTGTGCCGCTCTCGAGCGCGAGTTTGGTCGTCTTCACGGTCACGATATCAGATTGTTTCGCCCACATTGCTTTTACAGGATTCGCGATCCCGTTTCGTTCTTTCAGTATATGTCGGCGCAGCTTGAACCCACTCCGGCCGTTCGAAATTACAATGCTTCGAGCTTTTACTTCTATCATTCATTCATCCTATAAAATAAACATAAGCCCAAAAAATAACGCTATCTCTATAATTAAAATAACCAATCCTTCTCCCGGATCTGAATCCGATGATTGGGCGATGCCTGTTAATTTAACTTGTGCCATATCATTCCTCATCGCGAGTGAAGCTTATGTCACTCAACGGAATCAGGTTCGCCGGAACGAGGATCACGTCGCCCGCCTTCCCGATGTCGTCATCTCCGGTGGCCTTCCTTTTCTCATTGATGGTCCTCCAATGAGCCTGGGCCTGACGCGTATAAACTGCGGTGAGTTCTTCCCGGATCGCTTCAATCGACTCTTTGTCATATTCGAGCATCAGCCTTTCACCTTCCCACATCGGAGTCAACCAATTATTGTATTCGTCCTTGAGATAATCCATGAGCGGAAGGATGTTTTCGAGATACAACGCCTTTCGCGCTTCCTGATAATTGCTGTATGTTTTGTTTTCGGCGTCGCCTATGAGCTCAGGAGCCACGTTGAACACCGCACAAATCTTGCGTGAATTCATTTTGTCTGAGCTGATCCAATCCATGTCTCGAGGAGTGATGGCGAAAGACTGCCATTTGATGCCCGCTTCAAATACAGGCGGCCGTCCTGCGTTCTTATAACCCATCATCTTTTCTTCAAGTTGTTTCTCAAGCGCGAGGTGCTGATCTTCCTCGAGGTTGCCTTCGGTCACGATTGC